GCCGAAGCGAGGCACCAAGTTGGTGAACCCGGCGGCACGGATCGCGTCGCGGTCAACAGGCTGAGCGGTTCGCGGAGTTGACGCCGGAGATATCGGCACCCAGCCCGCCTTGCCCGCCCCTCGGTGCTCATCGTCGCTACTCTGCGACATCGAGAGCGTCGATCTTGGGGCGGTAAACCGGTTTCTGCGGGCTCGAAATCCCGAAAATGGTGACTTTTTTTCCCCGGTCAAGGCCAACCCACCTGTGCCCGCTAAGTCTAGGTCATAATGGGTTTTTCACAAATTGTGACTCTGATACATAGCTCAATTTCCCGTCTATAAAAAGAGGCCAGGTGCGGCCCGGGCCCATCCCCATATTTTTGTTAAAATTTCTTGAGTTCAGGTACTTACAGCTATCGTCGAGGATCGGCGAATTTACCGTCGTCTCATCGGAAAGTCCAGCACAATCAATTCGCGGTGTTTCGCTAGCTCGATCGACCCGAAAGAGGAGCGTAGTTGGGATTTCTGCGCAAAGTCAGGCCTTTCTGGCGGAAAGGAGCTCGGATTTGCCTAAAATATTTGGTTTGTTGGATTTTTTGGCCGAAGAGTTTTATGAGATATTTTCTTGCTTAATAATGCTCTGATAACAATATAGTGCGAAACTAGCTCCAGGTTGCGGTCGTCGCCGATGAGCATCAGGCCTTCGGTCCCTCGACGAGCGCGCTGAAAGGCGGAACTACGAGCAATAAGGAGCGAAACATGTCGAGAAAAAGATTCCTTGCGACTGATGCGATGCGCGAGCGAGTACGATCTTTGGCGGGTGTCGGTGTCCGGCAGGAAGACATCGCCACGATCATCGGCTGCGACGCGAAGACCTTGCGTACGCGCTTGCGTGATGAGCTTGATCGCGGCATGGCCGAGGCGAATGCGGAGGTCGTCGGCTGCTTATTCGCTAAGGCGAAGGGAGGCGATGTCACGGCGCAAATATTCTGGCAGAAGACGAGAGCGCATTGGCGGGAGAGCAAGGAGCCGGAAAACCCAATTACGGGCACCGATACCGAGCCGAATTCACAGGTGGTCGTCATCCTGCCCGACAACGGGCGAGATCCTGAGCTGACGGAGGAACTCAGAAAAGCACAAGAGAAATACTTCGCCAGAAAGCGGCGGCGGTCTCGTTAAAAGAAGAGATAATCTCATGCCATAGCAAGGACTTGCTTTCAAATCCGTCCAACTATTCGTCTCTTTCCAAGAATATTAGCTTTTTTTTTGCCGATCGATAATTTTAGGATATACTTTCCATGTCGACGCTAACTGACATACGACAGCGCCTATTGATCAAGTTTGTTTTTCCGCGGAGCACCAGCAACCCGGGTCAGATTTGCAAGATGAGGATCACCGCGCCGGAAACGGTCCCCATGCAGATCGAAAACGCCACGGGCACCGTCCTCGATAACGGTCGTGACCCGGTTTCCGGCGACAAGGAACAGCCGTCCCTGCCGTACGGGGTGTGAGAATGACGACATCATGCATAGCAACGATCTCGGGGCAGCCCGGACCGCAGACCGAATTTCTTCAAACGGCTGCTGATATCTGCATATACGGCGGCGCGGCGGGCGGCGGGAAAACCGTCGCACTGATCCTGGAGCCGCTGCGCCATGTCGGCCGGGTGGCGAAGTTCAGGTCGGTATTCTTCCGGCGCACGACGCCCCAGATCACCAATCCTGGAGCGTTATGGGATGAGAGCCTGAACTTCTATCGCCGGGCTGGTGGGGCGCCATACCTCGGAGCGCGCGAGTGGCGCTGGCCACGCGACGGCAAGATCAAGTTCTCGCACCTCCAGTTCGATTCCACGGTCTACGACTGGCAGGGCGCGCAGATCGCGTTGATTTGTTTTGACGAGCTGACGCATTTCACAAAGCATCAGTTCTTTTACATGATCAGCCGCAACCGCTCGACCTGCGGCGTCCGGCCTTATATCCGCGCAACGTGCAATCCGGACGCGGACAGTTGGGTCGCCGACTTTTTGGCGTGGTGGATCGACCAGGAGACTGGGTTTCCGATCCGAGAACGGGCCGGCGTTTTGCGCTATTATGTCCGCGCTTCGGAAGAGATTGTCTGGGCCGATCGGCCCGAAGACTTGCTGCAACACCTACCGCGGCCAGAGCATCTGCCGCCGGACGTCGACCGTCCGCGGCCGATCAGCGTGACATTCATCCCGGCGACGGTATTCGATAACCTTGCTTTGCTGCAGGTCAACCCGGAATATTTCGTCTGGTTACGGTCATTGCCGCTGCTCGAGCGCGGGCGGCTGCTGAATGGCAACTGGAAGATCCGGCCGGCCAGCGGGCTCTATTTCAAGCGGGGGTGGTGTACCGTTGTCGACGAGGTGCCGACGGACCTCGACCTCGTCCGCTATTGGGATCTCGCCGCCACCGAAAAGACCGAGTTCAACGATCCCGATTGGACCGTAGGCATCAAACTCGGCCGTGATCGAAACGGTGGTTATTGGCTGCTGGATATCGTGCGCGAGCGGGCCAACCCAGGCGATGTCGAGAGATTGCTGGTCAATACTGCCACACAGGACGGCAAACGGGTCAGCATCGGGTTCGGCCAAGATCCGGGACAGGCCGGGAAGAGCCAAGCGCTTCACCTGGTGCGCGCCCTCAGCGCGTTCACTGCGAGGCCGGCCCCAGAGAGCGGGGACAAGCTCACGAGGTTCGGGCCGTTCAGTTCGCAGTGCCGCGCCGGCAATGTGCAGATCCGGCGAGGCCCCTGGAACGAGGACCTGTTCCGCGTCCTCGAAGGCTTCCCCGATCTCGCCCATGACGACGAGGTCGACGCGTGCAGCGGCGCCTTGGAAATGCTCAATCCCGAAATGAAGGGCTGGGGCATCTTTGAACTCACGCGCCAGAGGGCCGAAGAGCTCCGCACCGAGCAGCATCCCAAACCGCGACCCGCTCAAACCAATTGGGCCCCTGGCTCGATGGAATGGCAAGCCGAGCAGACCAAGCAGAACAGATCGAGCTGAACCGCGGCTGCGCCTGTGCCCAATTGCCGCGTGCAGGACCGGCTACGTCGAGCGGTGGTTGCGTTCCAGCGCAATAATCATTGCCGGCGGGGAGAACTGATCGAGGGTATGCGCACCGTCGCGGCGCGAAATGTGCAGGCACACTGACCCCACCAGCGTCATCGCCGGGCACGGTGAGCCCCCGCCAGCGCCAGGGATAATCGCGTGTTGTAGCCGGACCGTGTCCTGATACTCGTGGACCAGGACGTCGTCAAATTGTCAACCCCTCATCTACCGGCCGGTGGGGGACATCGGGGCGGTCTCGCGCCAATTCTCGCGCCAATTACAGCAACAGATCGGTTTGCCGACGAGCGCCGCACAATCCTTGCGGCCGGCCGACAGCCTGCCGGCCGGCAACGCCATTGTCGAATCGTGGTGCAGCTGGTCGTGATCGACCAGGTCCTCACAGCCCAGCGTAATCCCGCGACTGTCCAACCAGCGTCACGACTTCGCGTTCGACCAGCTCCGGCGCGCGGTTGCCCGCGGGACACTTGGCATATCGCCCGACCGGTCGGATGACCCGATCCATCACTCCCAACGGTAAGGCGCCCGCATCCGAAGTAATCTTTTCGCTATGAAGCTCCGCCACCACCGCACGCCCGTCAGGCTCGCAGCCGAGTAAAATCGAAGTCCCCAAGCGCTGACATTGACCATCAGTCATTAAACGTGATTTTTTTATTGACCGGTTCACGTTTTTTGTGAATAATCTCTCTGTCAAACCCGTGCAGCCAGGAGAAACGCGATGGGCTTACGTGGCGAAGGCGAAGTAAGTAGGCCTACACCGGCCGATCTTCGTCTAGAACAAACCATTTCTCCTCTTTCCTCGCTAAACGAGGCGTGGTTCCACACCCTAGACAGATGCGTCATCGACACGCCCCTGAGCGAGGTCATCCTTCCCCTGATGCGCAACTGCTTTTTCGGCGGCGCGATTTACGCGGCTTTCTTGCTGCAGAAGGGTCATGGCGATCAGGTGGTTTCCGATATTGCTGGCTTCATCATGGAAGAGCCGCAGTCGTGACCCCCAAGGCCTTACACATACGCCATGACCTGGGGCACGCAGAGCGAACGATGAATCAGAAGGAATTTACCGAAGCATTGGTCCGCGCTGCGAACAGCGATGCCGCCGACAATGAGCCGAAGCGTGATGCCGATAGTGAGGCAGAGTTACCACGTGACGCGTTCGTCCGTTTCAGTCACCGACATGATTTCAAGCCGGCATGACCGTCCGAGAAAAGGCCGGCTGTTCGCTCCTACCAAACACGGCAAAGTGTTTTTTCGCCGTACTGGAATCGCGCGATGATGAACCGCCGTTTGATGTCGAAACGCGTAACGGGACACTGGGATCGGGATGTCGCTGGATATGTTGGTCGATAAGGACGAGGACGGCAACCTCATCTCTCTTTGGGTGGCACTGGGACGGTCAACCGGGCACTACCGGAAAGTAGACGATGTTGCTGTCGGTCGCTGGCGAGCGAACCCTAGGGGCTGTCTGGTCCAACACTGAGGAGACCGACCGGTGCGGCTTTAAGCTGCGGAGCAATGCCGAGTCCGACCCGCACAAGGAAGAATTCTGATGAAGAAGCAGGCTAGCCCCACGCTACAGATCGAGCAGAGCGAACGGCCGGTTGAGCGGCTACCGCCCGCGCCATCATCCGACAACCCCTCCACGGTTTTGGCATTGATTGAAAGGGTGGCGCTTGACCGCCACTCTGATGTCGAAAAGCTCGAACGCGTGATGGCAATGTACGAGCGACTCAAGGCGAAAGAGGCCGAGCTTGCATACAATGCGGCCAAGGGCCGGATCCTGAAAAAGCTCGCCCGCATCAAGATCGTCAAGAACAGGTCCGTTCTATACGAATTTGAGAAGGGAAGGCCGCAACAGGGCACCTATGAAGCCTTCAAATACGCGCCGCTGGAGGAGATCGACAAACATCTGCGTCCGCTCTTGGCAGAAGAGCATATGGATCTCTGCTATTCCGACGAACCGCGGGAGGGCGACGGCATCCTGATCCGCGGCCGTCTGAAGCACCTGCCGGGCGGCCATTATGAAGATTCCCTTATGCCGGCCCCGCCGGACACCACCGGTGGCAAGTCGAACGTGCAGGCAGTGGGGAGCACCAATTCTTTCCTCCGCCGCTACATCGCGTGCAACATCTTCAACATCGTGGTTGTCGGAGATGATGACGACGGAACCGGAGGGACAATAGACGAGGCCCAGACTAAGACAATTCTTGAGCTGCTCAAAAAAGCGAAAGGCGGGCCTAAGTTTCTAAAATACATGAAGGCCCAGAGCGTCGCGGAAGCCGGTTCTCTCGAGGCTGCGGTAGCGACGATTGCAGCCCGGGACTATCGCAAGGCCATTAGCACTCTAGAGGAACAGATAGCTAAGACAGAGGCCAGTCATGCCCATATTTCATCATGACGTGGCGCAATATTCCGAAGTGTACGACCGCCTCAGGCTTGGGATCCCAACAAGCTCGCACTTCCACAAGATCATTACACCGCAAGGCAAGCCATCGAAACAGTGGCGTGAATACGCCTGCGTCTTGATCGCCGAACGGATACTGCAGCGGAAAATCGAGTTTTACACTTCGCCCGCTATGGAGCGGGGTTTGATCGTCGAAACCGAGGCGGCCGATTGGTATGAATTCGATCAAGACGTGACCGTTCAAAAGATTGGCTTCATCACCGATGACGATCACACGGTGGGATGCAGTCCCGATCGACTCGTCGGCGAACACGGCCTATTGGAAATCAAGGCCCCGCTACCGCAGACTCAGGTCGAATACTGGATTTCAGGAGAGGTCAATGAACGCTTTCGGCCTCAGCTGCAGGGTCAACTCTACGTTTCCCAGCGCAGCTGGGTCGATATCGTCTGCTGGCATGACGTGCTTCCAAAGGTCGTTATGCGGGTTGAACCCGATGAGAAGTTCATCATGGCGCTCGATCGCGAGCTGCAAATCTTCAACTACTTCATCGAGCGCGTTATGGAAAAGATGTGTGTCATGAATGAGATGCCGGTACCACAAGGGAGATTGGCATTGAAGGCGGCGCTGCGGGCAAGTCTGGAGATTGTCCCGTGACGGAGAAGCCGAATTTTCACTACTGAATATCCTGAATGCGCAACGTACAGAAAGCCGATTTGTCTGGTTCTGAATTATATCGCCTTGCGCTGGCGATCTGGCCATAACGTGCAGATGCCGCGGCGGGGTTGCGCCCTCGGACGAC